TGAGGTGGAATGCATCTGATTTTAAATATACGTTTGCTAATGGTAGCGTGATTGAATTTTTTAGTGCTGATAATGATGCAAAGTTAAGAGGTGCTAGACGTGACTACCTGTACATGAACGAGTGTAACAACATGACATTTCATGCTTATACTGAATTAGCATCAAGAACTAAAAAAGGTGTTTATTTAGATTGGAATCCAGTTAATGAGTTTTGGTTTCACACAGAATTGCAAGGTGATGATGATGTAGATTTTTTAATAGTTAACTACAAAGATAACGAGGCGTGTCCTGAAAGTGCTTTAAACTTTATTTTAAAAGCTAAAGAAAAATCAAAGACATCAACTTATTGGGAGAATTGGTATCGTGTTTATGGGTTAGGCGAGATAGGTAATTTAGAGGGTGTAATATTTGACAATTGGAAAACAATTGATTTAATACCAAGTGAAGCAAATTTATTAGGTATAGGATTAGATTTTGGCTACACAAATGACCCAACCGCAATCGTTGAAGTGTATAATTGGAACGGTAAAAGAATACTGAATGAAATATGCTACAGGACAGGAATGGTTAATTCAGACATAGCAAAAGTATTACCGAATTATGTGCCTATTTATGCAGATAGTTCAGAGCCTAAATCAATAGAAGAAATACGTAGACATGGTAAAACTATCAAAGGAGTTACTAAAGGTAAGGATTCCATTAATTTTGGTATTCAAGTAATGCAACAGCAAGAATATTTAGTTACTTCAAATTCTACTAATATCATTAAGGAGTTTAGGAATTACACATGGGATAAGGATAAACAAGGTAATAAATTAAATAAGCCAGTAGACTTTCAAAACCACATATGCGATGCGATAAGATATCACGAGATGGAAACATTAGGAATGAATATAAACAAAGGTAAATATAGTATATGGTAGAGCAAGTAGACATCAGACAAATGATAGCATTATGCGAATCGTACCTAAGAGATAAAAAAGGTTATAGAGGTAAGATAATATTTGACGAACGTTTATTTATGACTTCACACCGTACACAAATAAGACAGCAATTCGTGTTGCTAAATGAATTATACAATCAAGCGATTCAGTACTACAAAAAACAATAATTAAGGTTAATATAATATGCAAGTAAAGATAAATATTCCTGATTCATTAGCAGAAATAAAGCTACATCAGTACCAACGTTACATGAATGTAGTGGATAACTCAAACGATGAATTATTTATTAGTCAAAAGACTATCGAGATATTTTGTGATATAGATTTAAAGAATACGTTAAACATAGCTTACAAAGATGTGACAGAGATAATGCACCACTTTAAAAGTGTATTTGATGTGAAGCCTGAATTAAAGCGTATAATAAACTTTAACGGTAAAGAATATGGATTTATACCCAACTTAGACGACATTAGCTTAGGGGAGTTAATAGACGTTTCAAATAGTATTAACGACATCCAAAAACTTCACATTGCGATGGGGGTACTATATAGACCAGTTAAAGCAAAGTATAAACAACTTTACGAGATTGAAGATTACAAAGCAGATGAGTTAGTAATGGAAGAAATGAAACGTTTGCCTTTAGATGTAGTATTTGGTGCAATGCTTTTTTTTTATCATTTAGTGAACGATTTACTAAAAGCTATCCCGATGTATTTGGAGGAGAAAGTAAAGGAAATGACTATTCACTCAAAGCACAATTCGGAGCTAAATGGGGATGGTATCATGCAATCTATCAACTTGCTAAAGGAGATGTTACCCGATTTGACGAGGTTACTAAACAACAAGCTCATAAATGTTTAACTATATTGAACTACGAAAAGGATAAAGCAGAAGCTGAAAAGGAACAAATGAATAGAAGATGACAAACTATTACGACATAACAACAACATTAAGAACTGAACTAGAAAATGATCCTTTAATTAATAAGGTATCTAAAGGAGGTTTAGATGACATTGCTAACTGGAAAAAGCAAGAATACGCATTAGCACATTTAATAGTTAATAACTGCACACCTGACCAGTCTAGTTTAGTGTATAACGTTTCTATCATCTGCATGGACATAGTAGATATTTCTAAGTCAGAAACTACTGACAAGTTCATAGGGAATGATAATGAAGATGATGTTTTGAATAGTATGCTATCAGTTCAGATAAGGTTGTACGAAAAGTTAAGGAGAGGTAATTTATTTAGTTCGCATTACACTTTAGGAAGTTCAGTAAGTATTGAGCCTTTTACGGATAGATTTGAAGATAAGGTTGCGGGATGGACAATGACGATTGACATAGTAGTACCTAACACAATGACAAAATGTTAGACAGTAAAGAAGTACAAGAATCTATTGATAAGTTTAGGAAGTATGTAATACAACAAAGTAGGAGCAACTTAACTAAGCAACGTAAGAACTTTAATAAGAGCCTTTACAATAGTATTACAGGAGTTTCTAAGGTTAATCCTAATTCTATTAGCTTGTACTTTGAAATGTTGGATTATGGTATATTTCAGGATAAAGGTGTAAGTGGTAAGGTTAAAAAATATAACACAGATTTTAGTTATAAGTCAAAGATGCCACCAAGCAAAGTATTTGATAAGTGGATAGTAAGAAAAGGTATTGCACCAAGAAATGAGAAAGGGCAATTTATGAGTAGAAAGTCTTTAAGCTACTTAATAGCAAGAAAGATATTTAGAGAGGGAATTAAACCTAGCTTGTTTTTTACAAAGCCATTTGAAAAAGCATACGATAGACTACCTGATGAAATTATAGAAGCATACGGTATTGATATAGTTAATTTATATTTAGATAAGAAATGATAAACATATTTGCACGAAGTCCATACATTATAGAAATAGATGAGACAGGACAAACAGAAACTAAAGTAGAATTATATATTTGGAATGCAGGAGGTGGCTCACCATCATCACCAAGTTACACACTACAAAAGTTAATTCCAAGTAGTAACGAACCTACTACATGGTACGATGTAAGTCCATACATTTTAGAGTTTATTACATTCGATTCTTACAATAGTGGTGCTTATCCAAGTACACCAGTTAATATCGGTAATAGCCCACGTGACCAATACGCAAATGTAACTATCAAAAGATATGCCGATACAGGATCAGGAATGACGTTAATAGATTCAACAGATTACTTTGGATTTGCAGGTTATACTTTTTATGCGGATGGCAGTAATTATGACTATGGGGATATTCATTTAGATTCAGGAACGTATTACTACTATGATGATGGTCAAGGTGCTTTAGGTAACTTAGAATATGAAAGAGCAGTACCAAGTGTAAGAGTAATTGAAGATGCTTTAGCTTTAACAGCTTATTATACTAATTTAGATACAGCAGCAACTTATTCAGAAGCAATTGCAGCAGAGCCAAGTCAAGTGCCTTTGATTTATAAGTCTTACTATGGAGATAGTGTTAAGTTAGAGATTAAAGATGCATCATTAAACGTTTTAGGAACTTATACAAGTGTACCAGTTACACAATGTAAACATACACCTGTTAAGATAGACTTTGTAAATAAGTACGGTAACTTCGAAAGGTTTTGGTGTTTTGGTGCATCATTTGAATATACAGATGTAGAAGCTAAAGAACATAAGAGATTACAAAGTTCAATTACTTCTTACAATACCGCTCAAGGTCAAATGTCAGAGTTTAACATTAACGGTAAAAGCAGGATTAAAGTAAATACAGATTGGGTAGAGGAAACTTTTAGCGAAACAGTTAAACAGCTATTATTAAGTGAAAAGATATTAGTAAATGGAATACCTGCAAAGTTAAACACTAAAAGTGTAGAAGAGTATAAGCATATAAATACTAAAATGATTAATTACGAAATGGAGTTTACTTACAATCATTATATAATTAACAACGTAGGATAATGCGACAAGTACAGATATACATAGAAGATACAATTTTATCAGATAATTATAATGAGTTGGAACTATTCCAAGATGAAACAATTAACATTAATTTATCAGTTCAAAACGTTAAAGATATATCTAAGGTATTTACAGAGTTTACACAATCTTTTACAGTACCCGCATCTAAAAATAATAATTCGATTTTTAGGCACTTTTATGAAAATGCTGTTGAAATAGATACTGCTGTTTATGACCCAAGATTAAGACGACCTGCATACATAGAGATAAATAGAAAGTTCTTTAGGAATGGTAAGATTCAACTAGAAAAGTCTAATCTTAAAAATGGTAAAGTAGAAAGTTATACTATTACATTCTACGGAACTATCATAAACTTAAAAGACACATTTGGAGATGATAAACTAGCAGATTTAGACTATACAACAGTAGACTTTGATTATACAGGTGCTGAAGTAGAAGATAGAATAACAGACGATGCAACAGATTACGATGTGCGTTACCCTTTAATAAGTTCTGATAGGTTGTGGAGTTATGGAGATTCAACAAGTACAGATATATCAGTTACTGGTGGTGCTATTAACTACACTGAATTATATCCTGCTTTAAAAGTACCTAAAATATTTGATTTAATAGAGTTAAAGTATGGTATTAACTTCACAGGTCTATTTTTAACAGATGAGCGTTTTAATGACTTGTTTTTATGGTACAAACCTAACAAGACAAACAAAGCATATACAGATAAGCAATTAGTAGGTATTACTTCAGGTAATAGTGATTATTTTAATATATCAACAGATGAAGCAGAAGTAACTGCATTCATAGGTAACTTAGTAGCTAACTTAACTTTACTTGTTACTAATGTTAGTTCTTCAGGTGTTACTTATTACGTAGATGTTTATAGAGATGGTGTATTTCAACAGACTTTTGAAGGTCAAGGTGTAGGAGGTTTTTTTGTAGGTCAAGCACCAGGTAAATACACTTGTTATGTCTATGCTGATTCTATAATTGATATAGATACAGAGTACGAGTGGTACGTTCAAGGATTAGGTTGGTTTAACTCTACTAACTTACAGAACAATTTAAGTACAACATCTAATTTATCTTATAATGCACCTGATATTAAAGTAAGTGATTTTATTAGCGGTATATTAAAGATGTATAATTTAACGATAACTGCTGAATCAATAGATACTTTTTTAATAGAGCCTTTAGAATGGTGGTATCAAAAAGGAGGTATTATAGATATTACTAGACACGTAGATATTGAAAGTATAGACGTTAGTAAAGTACCATTAT